GCCCAACGCCTACCCAAAGACTGGACTACCCGCAGACTCATAGTTCTAAAAAGAGACCACGGGATCTGTTACCTGTGCCACCAGCCAGGAGCAGACACCATTGACCACATTATTCCGGGTGACGATCACGCACTAAACAATCTCGCGCCGGTACACGACACGGCACCACCTCACTGTCACAGAAGCAAGACCGCTAAAGAAGGATCTGACGCAGTAAGGAACAACCGAATCAAACGTCGACACTGACATGAGAGTGAAGACAGAGAACTAGTAACCCCACAACCGCAGGGTAGAACCGGGTAACAGAACTCTTGTCCAAACAGTAACAAAACAGTGACACAAGACCCATGGGCAACACCCCACCCACAAGCCCGCAGAACACCGGCGCGATTAGCAGACATGCACCTTCTCAAAAGGGGTAGGGGCGGTAGGGCACAACATTGCCGCAAGGTATTTCCCGCATGGGAGCAAGGAGCAGCCGCATGGCTACAGGACGACCTACGGGACGACCGGGTAAACCGGCAGAAGTACAACGAGCTCTTGGTAATCCAGGGCATCGTTCAATTCCTGTTGCACCGTTGCCGGGTGAAGCACTTGATGTTTCCGGTGATGCACCTGCTCCGCCAATCCTGAAACCTGACGGGCTTGCGCTGTGGCAACATATCTGGGATGCGGGTCGAAAGTGGTTGAGTCCGGAAGTGGACTTTACGCTCGTTCGACTAATCTGCGAAGCGCACGACGAGATCAGTGAGATCCGCCAGGCTTTTGAATCCGGCGCGGTAGAACGCACCTATGTAACAAGTAACGGCACTTATGTTTCACATCCGTACATTGCGCAGTTGAAGGATCTCAGAATTCAAACGACAAGTTGGCTTGCGGCTATTGGTTTCTCACCATCAGATCGGGCCCGTTTGGGACTTGCTGAAGTACGAGTGCGCAATGAGCTTGACGATTTAGAACGTCGTCGACGTGAGCGCAATTAGGGAACCAGATCCGTCTTGGGCTCCTGCCTGGACTGTTCCTACTTTGACGGATAAAACTCGCGGCCCTGATGTTGTTGATTTTGCTGCAACGTTGTTGCGAGCTAGTCGAGGTTTCAAGGCTGGATATCCTCTTGAATTTACTGCTTGGCAATCGTGGTTGATGGATCGACTTTTCGAAGTGGATTCTGTTTCAGGGTTGCTTCGTTATCGTAGGGCTGTCATTGGGCTTCCGCGTAAAAACGGCAAGAGTTTGCTTGGCACAGCGATTGCGCTTGAGCATCTCGTTTATGGCCCGGAAGGTGCACAAGTTTATTCGGCAGCTTCTGACCGGGCACAAGCCAAGATTGTGTTTGGTGAAGCTAGGCAGCAAGTGCTGAACAATCCAACCATGTCGGGCATTATCAAAGTTTACCGGGACGCGATGGAGCTTCCGTCGAAAGGTTCCGTTTATCGAGCTCTTTCCGCTGATGCGATGAGAGCTCACGGGTTGGCGCCTTCCCTCGTGGTTGCAGACGAACTTCACGCATGGCCATCATCGGCATCGAACACTCGCGGCGACGAACTTTGGGAAGCACTTACGCAGGGAAGCGCCGACCGACCTGAATCGTTGGTTGTGGGAATTACTACCGCCGGCGGCAACACTGACACGTTGCTTGGTCGCTTGTACGAGCACGGTAAACGAGTTTCTACCGGAGAAATTGACGATCCGTCGTTTGGTTTTTGGTGGTGGGAAGCAGGGCAAGAAGCAGATCCGACAGATCCTGAAATATGGCGTTTGTCTAATCCGAATCTTGCTGAAGGGTTGCTCGACATAAGCGACTTTGAATCGTCAATCGCATCGGCAGGATCATCGGGTTTTGCCGGTTTCCAACGTTACCGGTTGAACCAGTGGGTTCGACTTGCCGGAGAAGACTTTGTGTCTCCGCACTTCTGGTCCGAAGCTAAACGAGAAACGGGTATCAGTCCAGGCGCAACAGTTGTTGCGGGCTTTGACGGATCGGTGAGCGGTGACGCGACCGGACTAGTAATTCAAGACACGACAACCGGAACTTTCAAAGTGCTTGCCGTTTGGGAACCAGATCCGAACGACCCCGAATGGACAGTCGACAGGGCAGACGTAAATGCTGCCGTCCAAAAAATGTTTGACAACTACGACGTAAAAATGTTGTGGTGCGATCCTAGCTTTTACGAACCAGACGTTCTCGAATGGTCGAAGCAATGGCGCAGACGCGTCGAACGAATCCCACCGACCAACCACCGAATTGCTCCAATGGCTCAACAATTTATTGCTGACCTTGTAGCTAAAGAGATCGGCCACGATGGCGATCCAAGACTTCAACGACACGTGTTGAACGCAGTCGCCACAGAAGCCGGAAGTTTTAGAAAAGAGAAGCGAGGATCTCCGCGAAAAGTGGATTTACTTGCTTGCGCTATTCTGGCCAACGGAGCTCGACACGCCACAAAGGACCGCACTAACAAGACCCGAAGGGCCACAATCTTATGAGCCTAGCTCCCGAAGAACTTGCGATAATTCATCGCCTTGTCACCAAGCTCGGAGATCATTACCGAAGCAACGAGGTCAAAGAAAATTATTACGAGGGAAAGCAGCGTCTGAAGGATCTGAATATCTCAGTTCCTCCGGCGCTCAAACTTGTAAACTCTGTAGTCGGATGGGCCGGAACCGCCGTCGACGTTCTTGAAGAGCGTCTCGACTTTGAAGGTTACATTGGCGACAACTTCGGGTTGAACGATATTTATCAAGCAAACGAGCTTGATCTTGAATCAAGCCTTGGCCACAAAGACGCGTTGATTTATGGAACCGGTTTTGTTTTTGTTGGCAAGGGCCTTGCCGGTGAACCTGATCCGCTCATTACGATTGAGTCGCCTAAAAAGGCAACAGCAATTTATGACATGCGAACGCGACGAGTTGCTGCCGCAATCCTGGTAAACTCAGACGACGTCGGCGACATTACGCAAGGATCTCTTTACCTTCCAAACGAAACAATTTATTTCGAAAAAGTTGGCAAGACGTTTGTTGAAACGACTCGCGACGAGCACAACCTTGGACGAGTTCCTGTTGCTCCGCTAATCAACAATCCACGTTCTGGAGATCCTTACGGCAGATCCGAAATTACTCGCGCCGTCAGGTCGTACACGGACAGCGCAATGCGAACACTTCTTGGCGCAGAAGTTGCCCGCGAATTTTATTCGTCCCCTCAGCGTTACATTCTTGGAGCTGACGAGTCAATCTTCCTTGACGCCGACGGCAACCCGATGAACCCGTGGTCAGTTATTCAGGGCCGCGTTCTTGGCGTTCCATACAACGAGGGCGAAAACGTCATGCCGCAAGTTGGCCAGTTTTCGGCAAACAGTCCGGCACCATACTTTGACCAGATCCGTTCCTACGCTCAGTTGATCGCGGCTGAAACCGCAATTCCTGCTTCATACCTTGGCTTCCAGACCGACAACCCATCGTCGGCGGACGCTATTCGCCAGATGGAAGCTCGACTTGTCAAGCGTGCAGAACGTCGACAAAAACAGTTTGGTCGCACGTGGGCCGAAATTGCTCGTCTTGCTTTGCTTGTCCGTGACGGTGAATTACCGGACGGTGTTGCAGCTGTTCGACCGGTATGGCGTGACGCTTCTACTCCGACCCGAGCCGCAGCTGCCGACGAAGCAGTGAAGCTTATTGCTGCCGGAGTTTTGCTTCCAAACAGTCAGGTGACGTACGACAGGATCGGGCTTTCAGCTTCCGACAAGCAGGTCTTGATGAATGAGAAAGCTCAAGCTGAAGCAACGGATCTTGTTGCTCAGCTAGCTCAGTCAACGCAACAGACTAGGATCTAATGACAGTCGCCGGAGATATTTACCGTTTGCAGAAACGCAATCAGGCAACGATGCGACAGGTGAGCAACTTGTTGGCGGACGAATCTGATCGAGTTCTTTCTGTTGCGGCTAACCTAGAACAACAGGATCTCGGCGGCTTTTTACGGACAACAGTTCCAGGCTTGATTGACCGGTACGGAAAAGTCAACGCGGCAGCAGCGACAAAATACTATGACGAGCAACGCTTGACCAAACTGTCAAAGCTCAGTCCTTACGCCGGGAGATCGGCGGTAAAAAATGCTCGACGTTCAGCTGAACGATTGGCCAAAACCAAACTGCTTTCACAGATTTATGTCGCAAAGGTTCCAACGTTTGACGCGATATCCAAGTCGCAAACAATCGTGAACTACGGCATGGCCCTGTTTCAAGGATCTGGTTTTGACTCAATGAGACCCGAAGTAACGAACGCATTGACCCGAGCAGTTGCCGGTTACAACCGTGACACCT